CCCGCTCGTGCGGCCACGGCGCGGTCGATTTCGCGGCCGGCCACCCCGTCCCGCCAGTCGGCCGGGGCGGTCTGGTCGTAGCCGTAGCCTTCGAGTTCGGAGACCAGTTCCTGGCGCGGCGACAGGGGTTCGCACGGGGTTCCCATCAGATCGCTCCCAGGACGAGGGCGACGACGAAAACGAAAGACGCCACGACGACCAGCGACGCGACGGCGCGACCGGTCGAACAGGGCTCACGGTAGCCACGCGACCGCGCAAGGCGATCGCCTTCGAATGTTCCGAGATGATGCACGGGAGACCTCCATCGCGGGAATGCGATGGGAGATATTCCCGATAATGTGTATCTAAGTCAACTCAGTTTGGGTAATATCACCGCGGCGTCATGTGCTTCACTCGCGCGGCCCAGACCAACTCGACGTCTTCAATTGGGCTTTCGGTCTGTGAGAGCAGGTGAAAGTGGCCGGGGCGAGATCCCCGCATCAGCTTCTTGACGAGGATCCTGCCATCGACGGTCTCGCAGACGACCAGGCGGCCGAGCAGATCGAGCGTGACCCGATTCCTGATGTCGTCGTAGTAGACGAGCCATTGGTTGAAGAACGAGCCGAGGGAATCGCCTCTGACTTCCAGTGCCACGGTGTCCTTCGTCCCCCCGGGTGGCATGGGCACCTCATCAAAATGACCGTGTGAGTCGCCGTAGTAGTGCGCTGATGCGCCTGCGCCGACGTACCCCATGATAGGTACGCTAGCCTCAGTGACCTCCGAATGGGAAACAGCGAAGGCGCGAGCGGCCTGCGCTATGTAGTCGTTCGTCAGACGTCGCTCGCCACGCTCGAGCTTCACGTATTGGCTCTTCGAAACACCCATTGCGGCGGCAGCCTGCTCGTGCGTCAGGCCGAGGCGATGGCGGATTATTTTCAGATTGTTTCCCATTTCGGGGACCCTGCCATGGCGGTCTGGCGGACGTCGCTCCACAAATCGGGAGATTTGCGCTTGACGATGTTGCATAAAATGGGGAATATCCGTGCCCATGAAGCTCATCGATTACATGCGCCTCCACAATTTCCGGCCCGAGGACCTCGCAGACAAGATCGGTGACGTCACGGCGTCCGGCGTTCGCAAATGGATGAGTGGGGAACGTATCCCGCGCCGTGACCAGATCGAGAAGATTGCCGAGGTCACGGCCGGCGCAGTTCTGCCCAACGATTTCTTCACGTTGCCCGCGCCCACGGAGGCCGCGGAATGAGTGCGTTCCGGTCACTTCTGCTGGACCTTCTCGATCCGGGCCGCCTTGGTCACGGCGAAGAATTCCTGCATCTCGTGGAAGGTGCGGGCGACAACGGGCTCGGTTTCGAAGGTTTCGAATTCGTGCGCGAATGCGTCCGACTCGCGCCGGAAGTCCAGCACCCGCCGCTCGATGGTCGCTATGTCGTGCTCGGTGAGGCGACGGCGCCGCGCCTCGGACGTCAGGTCGAGATAGATACGGCTGACCAGCGTCTTGTAGAGGATCGCATAAAACTCCTCCGGGGTTTTCGGGATCATCCGGCGTTCCTTTCATTCCTGCGTTCGATGTTCTCCGGCACAGGGCCGGCGTTTCCGGAGTATGTCGCATGAGCGCGCTATTGAGTTCCGCCGCTGCCCCGATGGCGCTTCGCTTCGACAAGCCGCTTGGTGAGTTCATCCACGTATGCGAGCGCGAGCGCGCCGATGCGCTTGCCGTCGAGCCCTTCGTCCCCGGCAGAGCGGACCGGTGTTCGCGCCAGGATTGCCCGCACGTCGGCCATCGTCAGCTGTACGCTGGTCTTCGGATCGTCCGTCAGGCCGGCGAGCAGGAGCACGATCTGGCACTGCATGGCCTCAAGGGCCGCATTGCGTGCGAACAGCTGTTCCAGCATCGCTTCGACGTCCAAGTCTCTTTTCACATTGGCCTCCCTGACGACCGGCTGCCGCTCGATACGACGCCGGGCTGCAGGATATCCTCTCAGACGCAGCAGTCCGCCTCCCTTTCGGATGAGGCCGCGGAATGAGCGCGCTATTGGGATGTGTCGACCCCGGCGACGGCGTGCGCGCGGACTTCGAACCTGTCCAGGTATTCGGCAAGCAATTTCGCAAATGCCGTGCCGCCCTCACCGTGCTTGGCGGCCGGCGATTCGAGAAGCTGCCGTCGCGCATTGGAAAGAAAGTGATCCCGGAATTCCTGCGCGGAATCGCCGAAGTCGTCGGAAACGACGGCGAGCAGCTGGGCGACCATCTGCTCCAGTATGACGGTCCGGGCGAAGACGGAATTCATGACGTGCTGGTCCGCGGGCATGATGATTCTCCGGTTGATCCGTTCGCAGTCTATCAGGACACCGCGCAACCGCAGCGGCCCGCCGCCCTTCACCCGAACGACGTTGACCGCGTCGGTCCTGCCGGCCCGGATGCCGAACCCCGCGGCGCCGGGCCGGCCCTTTCGCAGGAGGCGGCGGAATGAAGCAAAGCCAGGCATGCGGTCCTCCGTGATCTGATCCGACCGCACCACACTGAAGCAAAGCCCATCGTCCCGCATGGAAACAATTCGGCGAATTGTTTCCTTGACATGAACCGTTTTTCTCAACCGACGGACCAAAATGAAACTGCCGCGATCGACCAGCGACGACGAACGCAACGACCTGAAGTCCGCCACCCGCCAGGCGTTGGCGATCGCGCGGCCGACCCGCTTCGCCGCGGTCACCCGCGTCGATGCGCCGAGCCTGTCGAAATACGGCGATCCGTTCACCGCGAACGCGTTCATGCCGGTCGACGTCGTCGCCGATGTTGCAGGGGTACCGGCTGGTGCCGATCGGCGACGGCGAGGATGGCGGCCGGATCGGCATCGACGACCTGGCTTCGCTGTCCAAGGAAGGCGGCGACGTCGTGCAGACCCTCGCCACGGCAATGGCGGACGGCAAGATCGACAGCCATGAGCGCCGCGCCATCGCGGCCGAGATCGCCGAGAACATCACCGTACTGCGCCGCATCGGCCGCAAGGTCGCGGCGGAGTAGGCGCGCCATGACGATCCCGCAGGAGACGGTGAAGACGGCCCGCGAGCGCGGCATCGCCGAGGTGGCGATCGCGCTCGGCGCCTCGCGCCGGATCCTGGAGGGCCGCGAGCGCGGCGTGCCGTGTCCGGGGTGCGGCGGCGACGACCGCTTCGCCATCGATCCGGGAAAGAACGTCTTCCTGTGCCGAAAAAGCGGGGCAGCCGGCGATCCCATCGCGCTCGTGCGCCACGTGCACGGCGTCTCCTTTGCCGAGGCCGTTGCCATGCTCGCCGGCGACACGTCGATGCCGCAGCGTCGCGCACCGCAGCGGCGCGGCGACGACCGCTATCGCCAGCGGGCCCGCGAGCGCGCGCACCGGATATGGACGGAGAGCCGCAGCATCGAGCCGGCGCGAGGCGGCCATCTGGTGGCGCGCTACCTGGCGGTGCGCGGAATCCCGTTTCCCGACTGGCGGATCAGGACGCTCAGGGAGACGGAAGAGCTTGCCTACTGGCACTGGTCGAAGGAGCGGCAGGAGTTCGTTCGGGTCCATTCGGGACCGGCTATGCTCGCCGCCATCACCGGTCCCGACGGTCGTTTCATCGGCGTCCACCGGACATGGATCGACCTTTCACTACCGGGCGGCAAGGCCGAGATCTTCGATCCGGAGACCGGCGAGATGCTGGCGGCGAAGAAGGTCGAGGGCAGCCAGCGCGGCGGACGTGTCGTGCTGCGCGAGGCGGACGGAGGCGAGCTCGCCATCGGCGAGGGCAACGAGACCGTGCTGTCCTGGGCGGCGATCAACCCGGCACACCGGGGCGGCCTGTGGTGCGGCATCAATCTCGACAACATTGCCGGGCGCGCCGCCGACAGGATCGACCATCCGACCATCACCGTCACCGACAGTCTCGGGCGAAAGCGCCGCGCCCGCATCGCCGGGCCGACGCCCGATCCCGACGACCGCGACTGTCTCCAGGTCACCCCGTCCGATGCAGGCCGGATCATCCTGCTCGGCGACAGCGACAGCGACCGGTTCACCACGCAGGCGGCAATGACGCGCGCAGAGCGGCGGCTGGCCGCTTTCACCGCACGGACCGAATGGGCTCCGGACGGTACGGACTGGAACGACGTGCTGCGTGCCCGCGGTCGGGAGCGAGCGGCATGAGCGACGCCCTGCAGATCTACCGCTTCACCGTGTGCTGCGATCGCGACACGAACGCCGCGATCGAGAAGGCGGCCAAGGCCGCGGGGCTGTCGCCGACGAGTTTCGTGCAACGCCATTTCGACGGCATCGTCGTCGCGGCGGATTCGCCGGCAACGCAAGAGCCGACGCCGGCGAGCGTATCGCGGCGCGACATCGAGCGGGCACGTGACCTGGGGTTGAGCGTTGGCGAGATGCGCGTGCTCGACGCCATTGCACTGGCCGCCGATCGCGACGGCAACGCCGAAATCGGCGTCGGATCGATCGCGACCGCGACGGCCCTGACAGAGGGCAGCGTGCGCAACATCCTCTCCAAACTGGCGGCGCGGAACATGATCCGGCGGATCGGCAAGCCAGGCTTCCGGCGCACGACGATCTATCACGTGGAGGCCGTGCGGCGATGACCATCCAGTCCTATCGCGACTTCCTCGCCAGCAAGCGCGTCGCCGACCCGTCGACCGGCATGGAAACGGTTCCGGCCCTGCCGGACTTCCTGTTTCCGCACCAGCGCGACATCGTGCGCTGGGCGCTGCGCCGCGGCAGGGCGGCGATCTTCGCCGGCACAGGCCTCGGCAAGACGCTGATGGAGCTGGTGTGGTCGCGCGAGGTGGCACGCTTCACCGGCCGTCCGGTGTTGCTGCTGGCGCCGCTCGCGGTCGGCCCGCAGCACGAACGCGAGGCGGCGGCGTTCACGATCGAGGCGCGCGTCGTCCAGCCGGGCGAAGCGACGGTCGCGACCACGATCACCAACTACCAGAAGCTCGACCGTTTCGACCTGTCCGGCTTCGGTGGCATCGCGCTCGACGAAAGCTCGATCCTGAAGAGCCATGACGGCCACTACCGCACGCGGCTGATCCGCTCGGCGGCGCAGATCCCGTTCCGCCTGGCGGCGACGGCGACGCCGGCGCCGAACGACTTCATGGAACTCGGCAACCACGCCGAGTTCCTCGGCGTGATGAGCTACACGGACATGCTGTCGACCTTCTTCGTCCACGATTCGTCGGAGACGAAGACCTGGCGGCTGAAGGGCCACGCCGAAGAGGATTTCTGGCGGTGGATGGCATCCTGGGCGGTGATGCTGCGCAAGCCGTCGGACCTCGGCTATGCGGACGACGGCTACGACCTGCCGCCGCTGGTCAAGCGCCTGCACATCGTCGAGACGGCGAGCCGGCAGGAGGTCAGCGGCCAGTTCTCCATGCTGCCGGTGCTCGCCGAGACCATGGCCGAGCGGCAGCACGCGCGGCGATCCTCGCTTGCCGAACGCGTGCGCCGTGCCGTCGATCTGACGCCGGCCGACGAGCATTTCGTCTGGTGGGGAAACCTCAATGCGGAGACGGAAGGCGTCGCCGCCGCCATTCCGGACGCCGTCGAGGTGCGCGGTTCCGACAGCGATGACGACAAGGAAGCCAAGCTCCGCGACTTCAGCGAGGGCAGGATCCGCGTGCTGGTGACCAAGCCGTCGATCTGCGGATTCGGGATGAACTGGCAGCATTGCCATCGCACAGGCTTCATCGGGCTCAACGACAGTTTCGAGCAGGTCTACCAGGCGACCCGGCGCTTCTGGCGTTTCGGGCAGAAGCGCGAGGTGATCGCCGACTTCATCGCCGCCGACAGCGAGGGCAACGTCGTCGCCAACCAGGAGCGCAAGGAACGTGACGCCGAGCGCATGGCCGAGGCGATGGTGCGGCACATGGCCGACCTGAACGCGGCAAACGTGCGCGGCCTCGTCCGCGACCGTCCGGACTACCGGGCGGAGACCCGCCTCGTCCTGCCGGCATGGGAGGAATTCGCATGACCCGTCGAAGAACCGATTCCCCGGCGCTCGCCATCGCAGCCGTCGACCAGGTCGTCACCGACCGATACGCCATCTACCAGGGCGACAGCTGCGAGCTGATCAGGGCTGTTCCCGACGGATCGATCCATTACGGCTTGCACTCGCCACCCTTCGAGGGACTTTACAAATTTTCCGGTTCGGAGCGCGACCTGTCGAACAGCGAGGGCGGCGAGTTCTGGACGCACTACCGGTTCCTGATCGACGAACTGCTGCGCGTCACCATGCCGGGACGACTGCATTCGGTGCACGTCATGCAGCTGCCGACGTCGAAGATCCGCGACGGGCATATCGGCATGCGCGACTTCCGCGGCGAGGTCATCCGCGCATGGGAGGATGCCGGATGGCTGCTGCATTCGGAAGTGTGCATCCGGAAGGATCCGGTGGTGGCGCAGCAGCGCACCAAGAGCATCCGGCTGCTGCACAAGCAGGTCGTGAAGGACAGCACCTTGAGCGGGCAGGCGCTCGCCGACTATGTCGTCAGCTTCCGCAAGCCCGGCGACAATCCGGAGCCGGTCGCCGGATGCCTGAGACGCTATGTCGGCGAGGGCGACGGGCCGGACCCGGCCAAATACACGACCGACCACGACGGGCGGAACTGGTACTCGATCGAGGTGTGGCAGCGCTACGCCTCGCCGGTGTGGACCGACATACGCCAATCGCGCGTGCTCCAGTACCAGTCGGCCAAGGACGAACGCGACGAGAAGCATATCTCGCCGCTGCAGCTCGACGTCATCGAGCGCTGCGTCGACCTGTGGAGCAATCCCGGCGACATCGTGATCACGCCATTCCTCGGCATCGGCTCGGAAGTGTGGGGCGCTATCCATGCCGGCCGGCGCGGCATCGGCTTCGAACTGAAGCCGAGCTATTTCCGCCAGGCGGTGCGCAATCTCCGGCGCGAGGCGGACGCCACGCCGGAGACGGCGCCGATGGTCGAGGCCATGGAGGGCGTGCCGTGATCGCCTCCGCTCCCGCGCCCTCCCTGCGGTCTCTGGCGCGCGCCGCCGACGTCGCCCGCTTCGGTGTCCGCGCGCTCGCCATCCGCGACGCGGAGCTGTTCGCCGCTGGCGTGTCGATCGACGAGCTGGTCGGCCGGAGGCAGTCGAGGCCGATCCTGACGGCGAGGCAGGACATCGCCTATCGAGCCTGGACCGAATGTGCATGGCTGTCGCTCTCGGCGGTCGCCTCGCTGATCGGGCGTCGCGACCATTCGGCGGCTGTCTACGCCATCCTCGCCGGCGCGCGGGCCCGCGGTATCGCGGCGGCGCGCGTCTCCGAACTGCGCGACGGAGACCGGGGCCGAAGCACGGTCGACTGGACGAAGCTCGCCTATCATGCCGCGGGCTGGCGATCGACGACGGGGATCGATGTAGACGCGGCCGCGCGGCGGGCGGGTATCGCGCGAACCGAATGGCGCAAGATCGAACAGGGACGGTCGGTCTCGGCGACGACCTTCCTGCTCGCCTGCCGTGCCATCAGCGGCGACCCGTTCACCTATCTCGCGGATCGCGACCGGTTGCCGGTTTCACGACAAACCGATGGGAAACAGGAGGACCGCAATGCGTCCGCGCCCTGAATTCTCGCCGGCCATGCTGCGCGGATTCCTGTTTGCCCGGTCGATCGCCCGCGACGGTTTCGACGGGAGGCCGGTGCATGCCCGCGCCGACCTGGCGGACGAGCTGACGCGGCTTTCGGGACTGCCCTATTCGGCCGTGCGCGACGCCTTCGCCGGGCGCCTGCGCGACGCGGCGCAACGGGCGCGCCTTTGGGCCGTGCTCGGCCATCATCCATGCGACTACGGCATCGCGCTTGACGACGAGGGCGGGCAATCGTGACGGTCGCGGCAGACGAAGGAGCCGGCAACCCGCCGAGTGATCAGGATGCCGAGGCTGCACGCCGGTTGCTGGAGGCCTGCGCCGAGGAGGCGGAGACCGACATCGGCAACGGCCGACGCATGCGGCGACGCTGCGGCGACCTCGCGGCGGAGCATTACGGCGCCGCCTCGCACATCGCCATCGCCGTCGCCAACATCGGCTGGCACGTGTTCGACGGCATGCGCTGGAAGGAGGACGAGGACGATCCACGCATCCGCAGGCTCGCCCATGAGGCGGCGATCGCCATCCGCGACGAGATCGTCGTGCTTGGCGCCTATCCGAAGGAGCGCGAGCGGATCGAGGCCGGCGACATCGCCAAGGCCGCGCTCGAGCGGATGAGCGAACCGGACGGCGGATGGAGCGCAGAGCAGAAGGCGGAGCGTGCCGCCCTGACCGCGGCGGCGGCGGAAGCGGCGCGGCTGCGCCGGGCCGTCGCCGACCGCAAGAAGAGCCGGGCACGGCACGCCAAATCGACGGCCGGATCGTCGAAGCTCTCCAACATGACGACGGAGATGCGGCCATACGTGCTGCGCACCGTCCAGGAACTGAACACGCTGCGCTACTCCGTGAACTGCCGCAGCGGCACGATCGACTTCATCCAGGAAGAGGACGAGGAGAGCGACCCCGACGATCCCCGGTTCCGCTGGCGCGCGGTGCTGCGGCCGCACCGCCAGGACGATATGATCACCAAGCTCGCGCCCGTCGACTGGAGCGAGGAAGGCATCACGCAGGCGCCCGAGTTCCGCCGCTTCCTTCACAAGGTGCAGCCCGACCCGGAGATCCGCGCCTTCCTGAAGCGCTTCTTCGGCTACTGCCTGACCGGGCTGACCATCGAGCAGTCGATGATGTTCTTCCACGGCGCCGGGCGCAACGGCAAGTCGACCTTCATGGACCTGATCTGCCACGTGCTCGACGACTACGCCGTCACGCTGTCGATCGACAGCTTCTCTGGCGAGCAGAAGCGCGGCGGCGGCGAGGCGACGCCCGACCTCGCCCGGCTGCCCGGCGCGCGGCTCGTCGCCGCGTCGGAGCCGGAGAGCGGCGTGCGCTTCAAGGAGGCGCTGATCAAGCGGCTGACCGGCGGCGAGCCGATCGCCGTGCGCCGCCTGCATCAGGACTTCTTCGAGTTCGCCCCGCAGTTCACCCTGATCGTGTCGGGCAACCACAAACCGGTCATCATCGGCAACGACGACGGCATCTGGCGGCGCATCCACCTGGTGCCGTGGAACGAGCAGATCGCCAAGGACGAGGTCGACAAGGATCTGCCGCGCAAGCTGCTGGCGGAAGCCGCCGGCATCCTGCGCTGGGCGGTCGAGGGCGCGCTCGACTATCTGAATTCCGGCGGCCTGCACCCGCCGCGCGAGATCCTCGACGCCACGCAGGAATATCGCGAGGAGGAAGACCCCATCGGCGGCTTCCTGCGCAACGCCTGCGACATCACCGGCGACGACCGCGACCAGGAGAAGCCCTTCGACCTCTACTGCTCCTACGAGCGCTGGGCGAGTGCGGCCGGCACGGTGAAGGTGAAGGACACGACCTTCTATCGCCGCCTGCCCGACGCCGCGCGCCGCACATGGCCCGCGCCCGGCGGCGACGGGCTGAAGCAGTTCCACAAGGCCAAGTCCAACGGCACGCCCGTTTACCGCGGATTGCGCATCCGTGACGAGTGGCTGGCCAAGGGCTCGGCGCAACCCGAGGAAAGGGAGAGTGCATGATGGAGATTATTCGCACCGTCGAACGCTATCCCGCCACCGGCGCTCCGAAGTCGCCGCCGCCGTGGCAGCTGATCTGCGAATTCGCCAACGGGGCCTGCGTGTGCGCCCATGTCGGCCGCGAGGCGCCGTGCGACGCGGTCGAGATCGTCGCGCGGCGGGTGAAAAATGGCATCCTCGCCGAGATCGCGGCGGAAGACCGGCGGCGGCGCAGGGCGCGCCCGCCGATGGCCGGCGCGTGATGTCGACGGGCGCGGACATGGGCGCTGTGACGATTGCCGTCCTGCGGCCGGTTCCGCGCGTCGTTCTAGAACATTTGACAAGTCGGGCGAACGGGCGCAGCCTTTCCGGTGCCGCTGCGCAAAAGGCAGCGGTGCGGTTTGACAGCTGCATTGTCCTGGAGCGCCCGACGCGCTCGAACGCCCCTGTTCGGCGCGTTTTTCCTATGGTCGGGCGCAGTGGGAGGCCGAAAGGCCTGCCGCGTCTCCAGGCGCGGTCTGTCAACCCGCTGTCGCCCGGCCGCCAGAATGACAGCTGGTGTCCGGGTTCATCGCGAACCCTGGAGACCACCGATGGACACTGTCCGCCGGCGCCGCCGCATCGCGCGCCGAAAACCGCTCCCCCAACTCGCCATCTGGCGCTGCACCGTCCAGGACCTGTCTCTTATACGCATCT